AATAACCTTACAGAGTTGAGGGGATTAGAATGCCTTGTAGATACAGGGGTCTAGAATGTGAAAAACCCTCTACGAGAGAGGGTTTGGAGGGAGGTCTAGGGAGAGCCTAGAGAGGGTTACAGACCGACTAAAGCAGACGCTGGGGCGATCTCTATCCCCGAACCGAATAATCGGTTATATTCGTTGATCATTTTAGCCGATGGAGTGCCTTCGGTGGCGATGCATTGACTAAACAATTTTACCTTACCTTCGGTATAAGGCATGTATGGCATCAATGCTAAACCAACACCATCTTTTGTTTGTTGCATGAGGATAGTTGCTGGTGCTTCTAATGTATATCCTAATCCTGTTACTTCTGCTTTACCAATTAGTTCTTCACCACTAATCAATTTAAATACTTTAATCTCTGTCATTTCAATCCTCTATAACAAGTTGTTCAATAAAATCTGCTGCAATGTTTTGGTCAGTAAAGAAATGAACAATTGTTCTCTCATACTCATAACAATGCTGTGCAACTACCATTATCTGTTTGTTTTTATAAACAGATATTTTTAATACCCAATCGCCACGACGAACTGTGACGAATGATATCATGTTGGGAGATAGTTTGGCTTTCATACAAGTATTTAGGGAGAGCCGAAACTCTCCCTACTTGTACGATTACTTGGTTGGTTTAGGTTGTTTACCGTTTACCCAATCCCAATCATCATCTGTCATTGGGATCCAGTTATTCATTTTACTTTACCTGCTTTGTAAGTTCTGAATGCGTGGATACCATCACCCAAACCAAGAATAAAATTCTTACAGTGTTTCAGCAGCTTTGTCATATGCGTCCTCTTGTAAAAATTCTTTCTTGCCACGAGTCTTGACTGGAACTTTCTTTGGCTTTTGTTCTTCTGGAACTAAACGCTCCAAAGCGATCTTAAGCATACCATTGAATAGTTCTGCATTCTTTACTTCGATGTGATCATCGATAGCAAAGGCACGAGTAAAGGCACGAGTAGCGATACCTTTGAACAAGAAGTTATCTTCCAGTGCATCAGTAGCTGAATCAACATTACCCTTAACGATTAATTTACCACCATCGATAGTAATATCAATCTCAGATTCACCAAAACCAGCAACAGCTAATTCAATGGTGTAATGATTCTCATCATTCTTGCGAATGTTGTATGGTGGATAGTTGGGAATGTTTTTAGTGAGATCAGCGTGCAACGATTGTAACTGTTTTGCTGATTCGTCAAAGCCGACAAAGAATTTGTCGAAGTCCTTAAAGCCTGGACCAAATAATGCAAGTTGTGGTAATGAATTACCCATAGTAGTTCTCCTATTAAGCGAGTTAAAAATAAAATTGATATCCCGAAGGCATATCAGGTGCTGGTTACAACTCCAGCGACATCGTGCGTCATGTCTGCTTTAAAACGATTCGTAACTTAGTGGTCCTAAGGTGAATTCTTATCGATTCATCACATACATAGTGATTTCGAATCCGTATCTCATTTCTACTGCTTCTGGTTTAGTCCACATAGTAATCTCCTAATTGTTTGTCCATTATTAGACTTACTACTTAGGACTAAGAGACTAAAAACCAGCTAATGAATATCATTAGTTTTACCTAATGGTATTTATGCTTTTTCAGCAGGTGCTTCAGCTGCAGTTTTTGCTGCTTCTGCTTCCATGGCTTGCACTTGTGGCTCACCTTGTTGTTTAATTTTGTTAATGACTGTAATAACTTCCTCAAATGGGTGTTTACCCAATGTACGAAGAATCATATTGCATTCGTCAATCGTCAATTCAAGTTTAATCATTTTGATTTTTTTCCTATGTTATATTTGGGAACAAGTTCCCATTCATTTTTCTCTTTAAAAGAGACCACTTTAATTTGAGACAAAGATGCCTTATTGTCTGCTTGCGTACTATTTAGTATCTTTAACAGATCCCAATCTTGAAGCAAACCAGCAATAGCATTTCTTCGCTCGATATCGCCACTCGTGATATTAGATTCTTTACCATCAAGAGCAAACAATTCTTTGAAGTGCACGATGAAGTATCTACCTTGCTTATGTAAAATATGGCAAGATTGATACAACTTGTTTTCTTTTCTGGATGCAATCCCGATGCGGGTAAGTGTCTCACGAACCTTTAGAAAGTTATCTGGTTCTGGTAGTATCACTTCAAGCATGGACTCTGCCGTCCAGTCGTAATAAATCAATTCGACAGTCATTATTTTCCACCTTTGTATAATTTTTCTTTTATCATCACTAACTGGTCTTCCGTCAATATACTTAGGGCATCAATTGCCTTAGAATCGGAATAACCAAAGTATTCTTTAACTAATCGAAGAGACTCTGTTTCGGCATCTTTTTTGTGCCATTTAGAAAATCTTTTCTTCTTAGAGATACTATTTAGTAAAAAAGAAAACTGCCAGTCCACTGGAATAGATGAGTTACGATTCATCTCGTTCGCATATAGAACTGTATCGGGAAAATAACCTAAACCCCTGTTGATAATAAAAGGAACATAATCCTTCTTAGCCATCGGGTCTTCTGCTAAGAGATCCTTCTTTGTTAGATTGATTGCATTAATAAAGTCAAATGGTGTCATGATAAGAATCCAACTTCTTTAAGTATAGATTCGTGACACGCAAATCGTTTTCCAGGAAATCTTTCTACAAGAACTTTCTCTACATCTTCTTTAGAAGATCCCTGTGCCATAAATTGTTTAGTATCTTTGTCGTAAACATATAACATATCATTATGTTTTTCGATAATGATATGGATTTGTTCTTCTTCTTGTTCTTCAACAAATTGTTGTATGTTCTTAAAATGGGTTTCAACCTGCTTCTTGGCATGTTTTTCTCTAGCGTTCCAGCCAGATACAGCACCCATTATCCATACAACAAATGTGAATACTACTAGTAAAATGATTTCCATATTAGCCTCATTTGAATTTACACTGAGCCATAATCTCAGTGAGTGCTGCCATAATATTTAGTTCATGGTCAGCTACAAATGCTGCTTTATACTGATAGTCTGCAAGGATAAGAACCAACTGTGGAACACTGTTTGGTTCAATTGTAGTTGCTGCACTATCGTAGAGTTCACGGAATAGTGATGTAGTATCTGAGTCAGAGTTCTTAGAAACCCACTTACGGACTTCGGTAAAGTCTTTCTCTTTAAGAAGTTTAATCAAACCCTTAAATGATTCCTCAGACATATTAACGAGGATACCAGAATCAATTTTACCAGACACAGAGTATCGTTGGAGTTCATTTAGAATCCTACGGTAATCTGGAAAGTGTTTAGTGATTAGTTCGGCAACTACCTTAGGATCGAATTCAATCTGTTCTTGTTTGAGGATTGATACTGCTCGCTTGAAGAAGGTTGCAGCGATCTCCTGTTTGTCTTTGGAATCAATCTTAAACTCAACCACAGAACAACGACTGTGGATAGGTTCAATGATACGATTCTTAAAATTACAGGTGAGGATGAATCGACAGTTGTTAGCAAACTCTTCAATGAATCCACGAAGTGCTGGCTGAGTCGAATTAGCATTAAGGTAATCCGCTTCATCGAGGATGACAACTTTCTTGGCATCAGTCAATGATATAGTGGAAGCGAATCCCTTAATCTTAGTGCGCAGAGTATCAATACCCGATTCTTCGGATCCGTTGATCATCATAAACTCTGCACCAATTTCATTACATAGTGCTTTGGCAATTGTAGTTTTACCTACACCTGCTGAACCAGTGAACAAGAAGTTAGGTAGTTCACCTTGTTCAACATACTGACGGAAAGTATCTTTCAGTGCCTGTGGCAAAACACAATCATCAATCTTCTGTGGACGATACTTTTCTACCCACAAAAACATTTCATCACGACTATCAATCATATATCACTCCAAACATAATAAAGGAACAAGAGGAGATTATACTCCTCTTTGTCTTAGAACTCAAATGTAGAATCAGCTTCTACTGCGACATAGTAAACTAAGTCGGTGTTTGGTGCTTTGAAACGAGAGATTTTCTTGCTTGAGATTGACACTTGATAATCACCTGGAAGCATCTTTAAGTTTTCTACTTTTAAGTTTACCTTAAAGACTTTATCAGTTTCACCAATTGCTTCGCTGTAAGAGTTACCAGTAGCATTCTTCTTGTCTCCAACTACAGCAGTAACTTTACTACCATCACCAACGATTGATACATCGGCTGCACGAAGAACTGAAGAAGTTTTCTTAATCATATCCAACATAGTTGAAGACATGTTAAAGTTAATCTCTGCATCAGGAAAGGTGATTGCTTTCTGTGGTGCCACCAATACAGATGGATCTGCTGCAAAGAATTTAATGTTCATGCTACCTTGTTTGATAGAAACATACTTGTCTTGGAATTCCAACTCAGGATCCTCGAACAAAGACATAGCACCAAGAAACTCATTTAAGTCATAGATGGCAAAGTCAGGGAATGACTCAGTGGTTGTTGCGTCAGCCATCACATTCTTTTGTGCACTGATAGTTGCTAGTTTGTTCCCACTCTTAAGTAGAAGATTGCTGTTGATGCCAGCAAAATTCTTAATAAGGGATACGGTTTCTTTAGATAATTTCATAGGGTTTCCTTTTTCAAATTGTACATTACTATGTATAAAACATTATACCTCAAAACGAGGCAATTGGCAAATTTATTTTGAGTATTTGACATCGTGCTCATATAAAAACATCAAGCAACACATTGCGTGTGCCAAGTGATTCTTGCCAGTTTCGGGATCGTTTTGCTCTCCCTCTTTCCATGCCCAAAGATGTCTTTGCATTGCATCAAAGTATCTTCGTTTTGAGTCTGGAACATTCTTCCAATTATCTGGTTCGTATTTCTCCGCACCAAATGTTAGAATTTCTACAGTCGCTTTTAATGCGAGTGGTGGAAGCAAACCATATTGTAGTTTACCTCCATCGAATTTACGACCACCTGTGGTGGCAGTTTGCGACGCTTTTACTGAATCAACCAGCTTTCTTAATGCCATATTTTCTCCAAATGAATGCACAAATGAGCACTCCGAAGAATGCTCATTTATAACTCACTTAATTAAACTGTACGAGTAAATACAGATGAACCAGCATAGCGGTTTGCAATAGCAACCATCGCACGAGTTGGGCGACCAATGCGGTACTTAACAACTTCAGTACCATTTACAACTGCTGGGTTAGAGTAAACACAGTAACCTTGCTCACGCAAGTTACGGATTGTGCTTGCTGGGTGAGCAATACCGAAAGAGGACTTGATCTGCTTAGCAGTAAAAGTCTTACCCTTGTTCAAATGCGTCAATAGCAATTCTTGTTTAGACATAATATCTCCATAATTAACAACCATCAAATGAAAAAAATCATCTGGGGCGATGGCAGTACCCCAGATGACAGATAAACTCTAATTAAACTGTGATGCCATTCTCACGGAGGATCGCATTGAAGTCTTCGGTGTCGTCATCGAAGTCAACGGATTCATCAACAATCTTTTGAAGACGAGACATTTCCATCTTATCTTCTTTCGCAACTGCAGTAGTTGCAGGTGCTTTGACTTTAACAGTCTTGGCTTTAGCAAGTTTCGCAACTTTGGCTTTAGCCTTAACTACTTTTGGAGTATTCTTCTCAGCCAGTTCTTTGGCATAAGCAGACAACTCGGCATCAGTAGGAATCGGCAACTGGTATACACCACGCTCGATTTTGTTCTTGTTGAACAACCAGTTAGGGTAACCAATCTTTTCACCCTTCGCACCAGTACGCTGGTCACGAATAGTGTAATAGATTGCAGCACATTCCTTCAGAGTAATCTGAGGATCTTTTTTATACTGTTTGTTGGACTCAAGAACAGCCACAACAAAACGCTTTTGAGACAATGACAAGTTTGCAAATTTCAACATAATATATTTTCCTTAAAAAGTTTCACAAAAATCTAACACTCGAACAACTATTATACTACAATTCCCAATTAAAGGCAAGTTCTTTTTATAATAACCCTACAAAGTTGCAGGGATTAGAATGGAACCTCGTCCTCTACCTTTGGAGTCTCTACAGATGTAACGACCACTTCAGGCTGAGGGTTTGCAACTTTGTCGAACAAGTCAATGAATGCAGACTTTGTTGCAGCATCAAAACGATTGCAACACAACTCGACTGCTTTCTGATGATTCTTGAAAATCGCAAAGGCACGAACAATGTGGATCATACGACGAGTCGTAATTGTTTCATCCACACCACCATCCTCGAAAGTGCGACGAATTGCTTCAGCCCACTTCACGAGTGTCTCTGCAAACTCGGCATCTAGACAGCCATAAGTTTCCATGAGATTCTTAATAATCTTAACTTCGATTTTTGCATTTGGATATTCCTGTTCGAATGTAACAGCGAATCGCTCCAAGAATGCTTCGTTCAAAACATTGGTACCAATATAGCGACCATCGTCTGAACCCTTACCCTTAGTGTTTGCAGTTGCAAAGATGTTGAATCCTTCAGCTGGAATAATCATCTCGTTCTTGAGTTTGAAATAGTATGGTTTACCCTCAAGAATAGGTTGCAAGCAAAGCAGAGTGTTTGCTGAACCTGCATCAATTTCATCAAGCAACAAAGCAGTACCACTGCGCATTGCAATTAAAACTGGACCCTCAACAATTTCCACATTACCATCTTCTAGTGTCTTGGAACCGATGAGTTGTTCTTCGTCTGTCATCATGTTAAGGTTAACACGAATGAGTGGTCGTTTGTGTTTGGCACAAATCTGTTCTACCATCGTAGACTTGCCATTCCCAGTTGGACCAGAAATGTATGCAGGATAAAAAATGCCAGACTTGATGATGTTTTCCAAATCAGCGTAGTTGCCAAATGGAACAAAGTTAGGATCTTTCTTTGGAATCAACGCTGAGATATCAGAGTAGTCCACCTTAAATGATTCTTGTTTCACAGGTTGTGCTTTCAGTGCAGTGTTTCCAATAACAGGGGTTGCACCACCATCAATAGCGTACAAACCACGACCAACTTTATTCTTCATAAGCCACAGAGGATACTTCTCTGTTTTCATTGCTTTCATAACATTCAAAAGTTCTGGACGACTAACAGTGCCTTTAGTTGCAGTGTCAGGGTACATTTCTTTCATCTTCGATTCAAACGAATCACGGAACTGGTTATCAGTTTTTGCCATCACATTCTCCATAATAAAAACTACACTTTCACAAATTCATAACGACTATTATACTGTAATTAACAATAAAAGTCAACACTTATTTTTCCCTGTAGATACAAGGGTCTTAGGCTACCAATCCAACGAATCGGTTGAGTAGGACTCGGGAAGTTTTCTTTACATTAAGGAATTTACCGAAATTCTTTGCAATCGCTTTTGCATTTGCATCGGCTTTTACATCCATTTCACCCTCTTGAATCTTAGTTGAAGATTGCGGAATCAAGAATAACTCATCACGACCAGTGTTCTTCACTGATGCAAAACCATTTGCTCTGAATTCTTTCTTCCATGTTTCAACTAATGCATACATATCACCACGATAGTCAGGTAGATTTGACTGTGCAACACCACGCAAATCACGACCACGATTCTGACAGATATGGAATCCAACCATCGTAACATTGTAACGATCTTTGATCATTCGAAGAATCATCTCAGTTTGATTACCAGACAGGCGACCAATTTCATAAGTCTTCTGTGTAACTTCATCTTTAATAAAGTTTTTGATTTTGATTCGTTTGTAAACACCATCAACAATTTCAGTACGAGTATCATCGAAACGACCAGATGAATAGGTGTTCAATGAACCACCCTCACCATCAGTAAGAGTGATGAAAGTTGTTTTCTCGATATTGTTGTTCTTGATAAATGTACCCAAAGTTTTGTAGCAATATACCAATGCTTCGTTCAGTGGAGTACCACCAGTGTTGTAGCCTTCATTCCAGAAGAAACGATAGTCAAGAATACGACGAGCCATTGAATTGAATTCGCTGGTGGTCATTTTGCTGTTAAAGAATTCTAACAAGTGGAACCTGTCTGCACAATCGATCAGATTGTTTGGCTCTCGTCTTGCAGATCTCCAAGCATGATATGCTTCACGCTCTGCGTTTGTTTCAGTTACTCTGTCGTTATAGTCAGTGGTAAATGCAAACACACGATATGGAATCTGAACACGATTACAGAACATAGCCAGATTGATAACCTGTTTCATGGTATCTTTTAATACTTCGTTCATCGAACCAGACCAGTCAACAAGAAGAATCATACCATGATTCTTACCTTGTGGCAGAGAAGTTACACGCTTGAACAAATCGTCTTGTAACTTATATGCATAAACTTTCTTCATGTCCAATGAACCAATCTTTGATACAGTTGCACGCTTGTGTAGTTGAGCAGACTTTTTCATCTCGAATTCTTTCACGAGATAATTAACAGTACGAATCGATTCGGTTTTAAATTGGACAAAATCTGAATCTTCTGCTGCATGAAAAGCAGTTCGCTGTTCATCACTCATATTGCGAGTACGATAGTCAATTAACTCAGGACTATCAACTGCCCACTTCTCAGGTGATTTAGTTTCATTAAGAATTTGTTTGTAACCGATGACTGGATCTTTATAGTAATCTGTATCAAATTTCCAATATTTGTATTCGGTAGAATCATCAGCAAGGTCTTCCAATTTGTTTTGGAATGCTCTTTCTGTTTTTGATTCTAGGTCATCACCCTCTTCTGACTTGTCGTCATTTTGTAAATTAGATGATTTATTCTGTTTGGATGGTTTCAGATCTTCGTCTTCACCATCTTGTTCTTCAAAGTCATCATCAGCATCGATGTCAAAGTCACCATAAATTGGATCTTCATCATCGTCACCATCTTCGTCTTCTTCTTGCTCTTGGAATTTGGCATTCTGTTTACGCTCTTCGGCTTGCTGTTTAGAATATGCATAGATGTCGTTTGCCAATGCAATAATTTCATCTACAGTTTCTGTTCGTTCTGCACGATTCACAAATACCTTTTCATCAGGTGTGAATGTTACGCCACACTGGAATCCTGCTTTAAAGTAGAGATTGATTTTGTCAATGAGTAATAGTTCGTCAAAGTCTTGAACTTGTTTCGTGCCAAAGAAGTCACGATCATTGAGTTGTTTGTATCCCTCATTCATGCGTTTGCGTAATCCTGGATACTTGCGTTTGATAAGTTTCTCGATACGAACATCTTCTAGAACATTCATGTATGAGTGTAACTTAGGAGTTTCTTTTAGTGGTGCAAGATAGTCATCGTTGGTGTAAAGGGCATGACCCACTTCGTGACCAACCAACATATCTTCAATTTCGGGAGTCATATCTTTCCACATCGGCAGAGTCAGGATACGACTCTTGATGTCAAAAGATGCAGTGCGAGTTCTGGCACGAATCACTGAAAGGTTTTCAGTTGCCAGCAGTCTTGCGGAGAGATCAGTTGCTTTCATTTCCATAATATTTATTCTCCAAACGCTAATTCAAATTCAAACTCAGTCAACAATGCTTCAATCTGAGCACGATTAGCCAACTTCACAGGAAGAATACCTTCAAACACACATTCTTCTTCGATGCCATAACCATGACACAAACATGCCAATTCAAAGTCATCAAAACCAGCCCATTGATTTTCCATAGTTTTCTCCATAATATAACGACTATTATACATCAGTCGGCAATTAAAGACAACACTTATTTTTACCCCGAGTCTACAGGGCTTGCAGGGAGAGTGGCTACTTACTTAGATGCAATTTTGCAATTATTTCCATTTTGGACCAGAACAATGAACCACTAGAGCATATCGTGTACCTTCAGTTATTGCAGTAACTTCGTGGACAATATTTGCAACAAATGCGATACCCTCACTAGCGAATCTTCCAGCCACTACTGGGATCTCACCAGTGTGTAGAATTAAATCAGCACCAGTGTAATCTTCTGAAGATGATAGTTGTATAGATATGGTTAATTTACGAGAGCCATCCATTTCCATCAATAAATCATGATGTTTTTTATAATGATCACCAATGTTATATTTAATAAGATTAATCGGTTCTAACTTATTAATATCAAATAAAAAATGTTCATTACATTCTTCCATGATATCAAACAATCTATCATATACCCATTTATATTTTATTCGATCAAGTGTATAAGAATTATTTTGAACTAAGTTTAATGGTCTGGTTTCATTATGACTACCAGCGGTGTTGTGTGAATAATCTGTAATTAATGTGCAGTTTATATCGCACAATTCAACTAAGTGCTCACACTGTTCTTTAGTAAAACAATTATTGTATTTAATAATTTGATGATTGATATCCATTTATGTTGAGATGACAGAAAAGTCATTCCGTTTTTCAAACTTAATAACGGATCTGAACTTGTCAAACAACTGGTCACCCTTGTGAGAAATAACGAAGATGTTTGTATTGTCTCCAAACTGATTCATTAGATTCAAGAAATAGTCTGTTCCTGCAGTGTCTAATGATGAGTCGAAAATCTCATCGAGTAGAAGTAGGTTTGTATTGACGGAATTCTTCATCTTGGCAATTTGTCGCCATGTGAATAAGATTGCCAAGTCAATACGCATCTTCTCACCTTCAGAGAAACTAGCATATGTAAAGTCATCTCTGAACCTAGACTTAACTGATTCATTGAATGCTTCATCTAACTCAAAGTGAATATAAGCATCCATTGCTTGAAGATACTTGTTGATCAACTTGTTCATGATAGGAAGATACTCACGAATGATTGCTGTCTTGATACCAGTGTCCTTTAGTAGGATATTGGCAACTTCTTCAAGATTGCGTTGCTCTTGTAGAGTTGTCTTGGTATGAATTTTAGTAATCGCTTCAGTGGCAAGTTCTTTTAACTTTACCTTCTCCTCATCGATGTTAGTTGTGTCAGATTTAACCCTTTGGGTCTCAGCTTCAAGTTCTTTGATTTGTTTATTGAGTAGGGTGATCGTACTGTTTCTTGTAGATAACTCAATGTTCTTGTTGGTGATTTTTTCAACCACTTCGTTAATTTTTGAGAGTTTCGTATTAAGGTTAGTGAGTATGGTTTCGAGTTCACCAATTTTTGTGTTGTTGTCCAACATTTTCGCATTAAGATCTTTGATAATACCTTCTTTATATTCCTCTGCGATATCTTGGCTACACGATGGACAAACATCATGTTCGTTAAAAAACTCTGTGTTGTGCTCGCAAGTTTCGATTTTTTGGAGTAACTTACTTCTGATTGACTTTGCTTTGTCAATGTCTTCAGCAACAGTTTCCTTGTCATTGATGCTTGCTTTAAGAGTATTGATCTCCGAAATGATAAGTTGTATCTCGCCCTCTGCATGTAAAATCTCAGTAGAGTTTGCAGAAATCTTTGCTCCGATACTTTCGATGGCACTCGTCTTCGCTTCAGTAATAGTTTTGATGAGTTGCGTTTGTGAGTCAACCTTTGTCTTAGCAGTGGAGATTTCGTTCTCGATTGTGGTAATAGCATCTTTAGTTTCCTGTACCTTTTCTTTCAATAAGGCATTCATTGTAGAGAAAATACGAATGTCAAGAATGTCTTCAATAACTTCTCTTCGTTGGGTTGTTGGCAACTGCATGAATGGAACAAACGACGCAGAACCAAGGATAACAACTTGGGTAAATGTTTTGTAGTTTAATTTAAGAATCTGTTGCTCAAGAATCTTTTGATAGTCTCTTGATGCAGCATCTTGGTTGATCATCTCACCATCTAACCAAATCTCAAATACATTGGGTTTAATGCCACGAATGATTTTATACTCTTTACCATTTATGTCAAATTCAATCTCAACAGAACAACCCTTACCATTGATAGAGTTTACTAGTTGACCCTTATTGATGTTACGGAATGGTTTGCCAAAAAGCGAAAAGCACAATGCATCTAAGATTGTGCTCTTGCCTTCACCATTCTTACCAATGATAAGAGTAGTAGTTGATTTGTTTAATAATACTTTGTTTGGAGAATTACCAGTAGATAAAAAGTTCTTCCACTGTACGCTTTTAAATACGATCATTCAGCTTTCCATTTCATACCAAGAATCTTATAGATGTATCGTCTAAAGAAATTGGGTTTTGTTTTAGATTGAATAGTGATTGGCATTGCATCAATGTTAATAGTAAAGGTTGGTTCAATCGCCCCACTAACAGTTGCCCAAGTAGTATATCCAGTACCACCACTTAGTAGAAACTGTCCAGAACTACCATCAATGCTTCTTTGACGATTCAGTTCTTTGGCATATAACTTACTGGGTTCATAGTCCAACTCAAGAGGGATCTGTTCTGTGAGTGGAAAGAAATACTGGATCTCAAGTTGTTGCATCATACTACCTCGATGTTGACTGCCTCAGTGTAAAGTGTTCTCATGTAAGTCTTGATTTGTTCTTTGTCCACATCAGTCTCGATTGAATCAACATAGTGCGATAAAACAGAGAGTGTATCTTCTAGATTAATCTCTTCGCCAATCTCACCATCTTGAAACTCGGACATGTCTTCAATAATCTTGATTTCATGACAACCCTTATTATACAACTTCTGAATGAATTTGTCAAATTTATAAAAGTCAGTTTTGTTTACAACTACTAACTTTACATATTTCTGTTCAAGTTCAAGTGAGTCTAAATCGACAGGGTCTGTATCTTTGTCGTTGTATTCGATTCGTTCAAACATTCGATAAGGATTGCAAAAGAATTCGAGTTCTCTTGTATCGAGATCAAACAGGTGGAATCCTCTGGGATCGTTATAGTCCTGCCATGTAAGTTCGTACGGATTTCCCAAATAATAAATGTGATTGTCATTACTACGATGATGGTAGTGACCACTGAAAACCATATCAAACTTTTTAAACAAATCCTTAGAAAGACCTTCATGACTTTCCATTCCTCTATACATTGCGAAGCCAGCAATCTCAAAGTGACCCATGCACAATTCAGCGTTGCTATTGTTTATTGTTTCTAGACTTTCCTGATAGTTGTCAGGACAGATCCATGGCACGAAACAAACTGGTGTATCATGGACGATTATATC